AACCAGATGCTTCTGAAGTTCCAGCTGAACCCGAAATGGTCGAACCAGAACCCCAGCCTGAACCTGAACCAATGCCACAGCCTGCTGCTCCTGAGCAACCAGAAGACACGTTGCCTGGAAGTCGTTCCATTGTAGCACAGATGGCTAAACGTGCCAAAGGCCGTGCTATGAGATAGTTAGTAAGTATGTTATAATAAACATTATTTAGATGATTATTAATAAGTTCGCCTATCACCATTATGAACGTGAACATTCAGATGGATCCAGAAAATACATAACTCCCACTGGGAGATTATACAGTGTTACCACTATATTGGAAAAAACCAAGCCAGACGAGCAAAAGCGGGCTCTTATGGAGTGGAAACGACGTGTGGGCGAACAGCAAGCTCAACAAATCACCACTGAAGCAGCCAATCGAGGAACCCGGATGCATCGGTTTCTGGAACAATATCTCACTGAAGATACAATTCGTGATCCTGGGTCTAACCCTTATAGTCAACAAAGTCATCGCATGGCTAACTTGATTGCCGAAAAATATTTGAAACCCAATTGTGGTGAAATTTATGGCAATGAAGTAAATTTATATTACCCAGATCTGTACGCTGGCACCACAGATTGTGTAGCTGAATGGCAAGGACAGTTAAGCATAGTGGATTTCAAACAAACCAACAAACCCAAGAAAGAGTCTTTTATAGAAGACTATTTTAATCAATTAGCAGCGTACATTTTAGCACATGATTATTTGTTTGAAACTAATATTAAAACTGGTGTGATTTTGATGTGCAGTCAAAACTATGAATTGCAACATTGGGTTATAACCGGTGATAAACTTGAATATTATAAAACACAGTGGGCACGCCGCGTTGAAAAATTTTATCAATTAAACACCAGTCTCAGGTAATGAACAATTTTTATGATATCTATTAAAAATTCTTTTGTTAATTATTTTTTGACAAGATAAACAGCAAATCAGTGGTTGATTTTTTTGCATTAATGAAAGATTTTGTTTGTGCTCGCTGCTACATTTCTTTCCAGTTAATGATTCAGAATTTGAAAAATACAGTTTGCTTTGGAGTGAGCGAGTAAATCAGTTTTATAGCTAAATAAGACACAAGGACAACAACATGGCTGTAACTCAAATTTCCAAAATTCAGGTTCGCAGGGGCAGACAGGAAAATCTGCCACAATTGGCAGCTGGAGAACTGGGTTGGGCGATAGATACCCAACAACTTTATATTGGTAATGGATCTTTTGAACAAGGTGCTCCCAATGAAGGCAATACCGAAATTCTCACAGAATTCAGCAACACTGGCGCATCTTTTCAAACTCAAACTTTAACTGATGATACTTCATCAGCCACTGAATTTTACAGTTTTAACAAAACTTCCTATCCGGCTGGTGTTATAAATTACAGCATTGTTCGTGATGGGGTATATTTGACGGGTGATATTCAGTATGCATACGATGGTGTAATTGCTGACACGATATCCATAACCAATAGTTCCACTGGTGGTTCACTAGGCATAACTATTAGTGCGACGGTATCTGGAGAACTCATTGTGATTAAATACACATCAACCAGCACCGGATATGATGCTTTAATCAGATTTAGGAAAATCAATTACTTTTAATCTATGTACTGGTATGCGCCCATAGAACAAAAAATTCTGGAGTGGAGAAGATTTCGGAAAAATCTTCACACATATGAATTAATGGAATACAGATTACTGACTGTGCAACAGTGGTGGTTGAATGCACCCACTAGGCGTGTGAGTCTGCTCAATGATGACCACACTCGATGGCCCAGTCCTTGGCAGATATTTGATAACCTCAGTTATTGTGATTTGACCAAAGCTCTGGGAATGTTTTATACTTGTGCTTTGTGTCCAGATATACGAAAACACGGGGTGCGGTTGAAATTACTATATAACATAGCTGGCGAAAGAGTCAGCATAGTTGATATAGACAATGGAAAATATGTTCTTAATTTCAATGACGAACAGATAGTAAATACTGACTCCATAAGCATTGAATATCAACTCAGCACTGAATTAATACCAGAAAATTTTAAAACATTAGAATAGCAAGGCGAATCAAATGAGTCAAATATATGTTACCAAACGTGATGGTCGTAGAGAGCCATTGGATCTGGAAAAACTACATCGTGTGGTTTTTTGGGGTTGTGAGGGAATTACCGGCGTAAGTCCCAGCGAGGTGGAAATTCGAAGCAGTCTTCAATTTTATGATGGAATAAAAACCACTGATGTGCAGGAAATGCTAATCAAAAGTGCAGCTGACCTGATTAGCGAAGAATCACCAAATTATCAGAATGTGGCTGGTAGACTGATTAATTATCATTTGCGTAAAGAAGTTTACGGTCAGTATGAACCCTGGCACATCAAGAAGCTTGTGCAACAGAATGTTCAGATGGGATTTTATGATGCTCAATTGGTATCTGCCTATTCAGATGAAGAGTGGGATCGAATCAATTCCATGATCCGTCATGAGCGTGACAATGACATGGCCTATGTGGGTATGGAGCAGATGCGTGGTAAGTATCTGGTACAAAATCGTGTAACCCAACAAATTTACGAAACACCGCAGGTGTGTTATATTCTGATTGCTGCGACTCTGTTTCAGAACTATCCTGCAGAAACTCGTTTACACTGGGTTAAAGAATATTACGAGGCTATCAGTACTCATCTAATCAGCTTGCCCACGCCAGTGATGGCTGGAGTGAGAACCAACCAGAGACAATTTAGCAGTTGTGTGCTGGTAGAAACCGGTGACAGCTTGGACAGCATCAATGCCACCACCAGTGCTATTGTGAGATATGTGAGTCAAAAAGCTGGTATTGGTATTGGCGGTGGACGTATTCGAGCACTCAAGTCGCCCATTCGCAATGGTGATGCTTATCACACGGGTGTTATTCCCTTCTATAAGCTGTTTCAGAGTGCAGTGAAGAGTTGCAGTCAGGGCGGAGTCCGCAATGGTTCAGCCACACTGTATTACCCAATCTGGCATCTGGAAGTGGAAGATCTGTTGGTGCTTAAAAACAACAAAGGCACAGAAGACAACCGAATTCGTCAGATGGATTACGGTGTGCAGTTTAACAAAGTGATGTATGAACGTTTACTGAGCGGAGGTAACATCACACTGTTCAGTCCCAGCGACGTACCAGGTTTGTATGATGCATTTTTTGCTGACACAGAGGAATTTCGTCGTTTGTATACACAGGCTGAAGCTAACCCGGCCGTCAGAAAGAAAACTGTGAAGGCATCAGAACTGTTCAGTCAGTTTGCTCAGGAACGCAAAGACACTGGCCGCATATATCTGCAGAATGTGGATCATGCCAATAGTCACAGCCCATTTGACCCTGCTGTTGCACCCATCAAACAAAGTAATCTGTGTCTAACCGGTGACACGCTAATTGATGTTCAATACCCCACCGGCAAACAGGAACAGATAGATTTACAGAGTTTTGTGGAACGGTGGGAATTGGGTGGCATGAATGGTGTTAAAGTTAAGAGTTATGACTCAAATACTGGCCGTATTGTGTGGTGCGATGTATCCGCAGCAGCCCAGACTGGAACTGCTACTGAGATGATCGAAATACAAGATGAAAAAGGTCATGTTGTTGTTTGTACTCCTGAACATCAAATATATACTCGAAACCGGGGGTATGTAATGGCGAAAGATTTGCAGGAAACTGACGAGTTATGTGTTGAAATGTGATTACTTGGCATAAATACATTTAGAAGGATGTATTGAATGTCATTTAAGTCAGCGTACAAAGATATTATAGACAAGGCCAAAGCGGAAGACAGGGTCAAAAACAGTAAAATCTATTACGAGAGACATCATATTGTGCCAGATTTCTTGTTTAAAAATCGTTCTAGAAAAGGTCCAAGTGGCCATTTAGACGGTGACCCTAATTCTGAAGAAAATTTGATTTTATTGACATTTCAAGAGCATCTATTGTGTCATTATTATTTGTATGAAATATGCAAAGGAACTAGATATGAATATTCAGCCGGAACTGCATTACAATTTTTCTTCACTAAGGCAACAGGTAATCATATGAGGCAACGAACTTTGACTGAAGTTGATGTTGAATTTTTAAATCAATTGTCTCATCTACGCCAAATAGGTCTAAAATCTATTTCTAATGCTCGACGTGGGAAAATGCCGGTAGTGGACGCTACGACTCGTAAATCTATAGGATCAGTTGATGTAACTCACCCAAAAGTTGTGTCTGGAGAGTGGGTACATCATTCTAAAGGACGTCCCTTCAAGGGCAAATTGAAACCCCAGGATGGAAAAAACAATAATAATTACAAGGGTATCACTGATGAACAAAAAAATAGAGTATTGAAATGTTTGACTGATTCCTTAGTCGATGAATTGTATGTATCAAGAAAAATGTTTATAAGTAATATCAAAAAAGAATTTACTGAATTCAAAAAAGTTTCCGAAGTTTGGGTTAAGAATCATATGGGTGACCTACATGCGATAGTAGAATTACACAATAGCCTTTATGGGACTAGATATATCTTTGATCCCTATTACAGAAGCGCAGCCCAGAAACAAATACTTAGTCAAAAAACTAGAGAATTTAATTTGACGATTGGACGAAATCACTATGTTAAAAATTAGAAAAATTTGTGTGCCAGAAATTCCCGTATACGACTTGACGGTTCCGGAAACCTCTTGTTTTTATGCCAATGGGGTAGTTGTTCACAATTGTGCAGAGATAGATCTTCCCACCAAACCTCTAATAGACGTTAATGATTCCAATGGTGAAATCGCCTTATGCACTTTGAGTGCGATCAATTGGGGTATGATACACAATCCTGAAGATTTTGCCAAACCCTGTGAACTGGCTGTGAGAGGTTTAGATGCTCTACTGAGTTATCAGCATTATCCGGTTCCAGCAGCCAAACGCAGTACTGATCTTTATCGCCCCCTGGGTGTTGGTATTGTAAACTTTGCCTATTGGTTGGCCAAGCACGGTTACACTTATACTAATTCTTCCTGTTTGCCAGCAGTGGATGAATACATGGAAGCCATGAGTTACTATTTGATCAAAACCAGTGTGGAGCTGGCACAGGAACAAGGGCCCTGTGAGGGCTGGCAAAATCTGCGCTATGCCAAAGGCATTGTGCCAGTGGATACTCGCAAGAGTGAAGTGGACGAATTGGTGCCCTATGTGGAACGCATGCCCTGGGCAGAACTCAGAGCTCGAGCAGCAACCGTTGGTATTCGCAATGCCACTCTGATGGCCATTATGCCCAGCGAGACCAGCAGTCAGGTGGGCAATAGCACCAATGGTATCGAACCAGTTCGCAGTTTGATCAGCGTGAAGCAAAGCAAGCATGGTGTACTCAAGCAGGTGGTGCCAGAATTCCGCAAACTCAAAAACAAGTACGAATTGCTTTGGAATCAAGCCAGCCCCGAAGGTTATCTAAAAATCTGTGCGGTATTGCAGAAGTGGGTGGATCAGGGAATTAGTGTAAACACCAGTTATAACCCAGCATTCTATCCTGATGAAAAGATTCCCATGAGCGAGTTACTCAAGCATATTTTGATGTTCTATCGATATGGTGGGAAACAGTTATACTATAACAACACCCATGATGGACAGGGTGAGATTAATGTGGAAAAGATAACCGAACCTGCTAGTGAATGTGAATCGTGTGTTATATAATAAAGGGTATACAATGCAGACAGTTTTTAATCAGCAAAATCAAGACCACCTAACCAGCAGGGCCTTTTTAGACCCCGCTGGTGGTGTAGGCATGCAGCGTTATGATACTCTGAAATACAAACAGTTTGACAAACTTACTGAAAAGCAATTGGGTTTTTTCTGGCGCCCTGAAGAAATTGATCTTGGCAAAGACAGTAAAGACTTCAAAGAACTTACTGCTCACGAGCAACACATTTTTACCAGTAATCTCAAACGACAGATTCTGCTGGATAGTGTACAGGGTCGCAGTCCCAATTTGGTTTATTTACCTATTGTTTGTTTGCCTGAGATAGAGACCTGGATACAGACTTGGGCATTTAGTGAAACCATTCACAGTCGCAGTTATACTCACATCATTCGTAATGTCTATTCAGATCCCAGTAAAATTTTTGATGAAATCATGAGTGTTAGTGAGATTGTGGAATGTGCCAATGATATCACTAAAAATTACGACGAGCTTTTGAATATGATTCAGTGGTACAATCTGCTGGGAGAGGGAGTTCACAAAGTCAATGGGCGAGGAATAAAGGTAACGCTGTATGACCTCAAGCGACTTTTATGGCTCAGCCTCATGAGCGTGAATGTACTGGAAGGACTGAGATTTTACGTGAGTTTTGCATGCAGTTGGGCATTTGCTGAAGTAAAAAAGATGGAGGGCAATGCCAAGATCATCAAACTGATCTGCAGGGATGAAAATGTTCATTTGGCCAGCACTCAGACCTTGCTTAAATTGTTGCCCAAAGATGACCCAGATTTTGAGACTATTCGAACCGAAACTCAAGCTGAGTGTGTGGAGTTATTCCGGTCAGCAGCAGAACAAGAAAAGCTCTGGGCACGTTACTTGTTCCAGGACGGTAGCATGATTGGTCTCAATGAGACGCTGCTTTGTGACTATGTGGATTTTATCTGTGACAAGCGTATGACTGCTGTGGGACTGGACTGTGCTTGGAAAACTCCCACCAGCAATCCTCTGCCCTGGACCAACAAGTGGATCGCAGGCGGAGAAGTACAGGTGGCTCCTCAGGAAACCGAAATCAGTTCCTACACGATAGGTGCTGTGAAGCAGGATTTAGATGAAAACTCGTTTAAAGGATTTAGTTTATGAAAACACTTACCATTTACTCAACACTGGTGTGCAGCCAGTGTCGACAAGCCAAAGAATATCTGACTGAGGTTGGCGTACCTTTTACTGACGTTAATTTACACGAAAACTCCGAAGCTCTGCTGTTTATACGCAAGCAGGGTCATAGGTCAGTGCCCCAGATCTACTTGGGAGAACAACAGTTTGTTAACAGTTGGACTGAACTCAGACAAATGTCTGTGGATGAGATTAATCAAAAAATCAACGGATAAATAAACAACATGTATACTGAAAACGATATCGTATCCTTCAAGCTGATCAGCGGGGAGGAAATTGTAACCAAATATATCAGACAAACTGATACGGCTTTTGTGATCTATAAGCCACTGAGTCTGATGCCCGGCCCACAAGGTATGGCACTGGCTCAGGCTGTAATGAGCAGCCGTTTGGATCAGGAACTGGATCTGATGAAATCTGCGGTGGTCATGCACTCACTGAGTCGAGAAGAAATGGTGAGTGCTTGGTACGAAGCCACTAGCGGCATTCGAACTGCTAACAATAAAATTCTCATGGGGTAAAAATATATGCCAGGATGGGTTAGAAAAGGAGACAGGAACGGAGTGGGTGCGCCAGTGATTGGCGCAGTTGCTTCCACTGTGATTGTAAATGGTAGATCTGCTGCATTAAAAGGCAGCATAGTTCAAACTCATTTGCCTCCTTTTCCTCCTGCTGCTCCCCATGTGACTCCCACTATTGTTGCTGGTGCCAGCACAGTGATTGCCGAAGGTAAACCAGCCGCTTTTAATGGTGCAGCTGAATCTTGTGGCCATAGTCAAGCTGAAGCCAGCGGAGACGTAATTATTCCAGGAAATTAATATGCCCACAGATTTCAGCGGTATTCAGGTCACAGCATTACACGGTTTGTTGCAAAACACTGGCATAGCTGCACCCAACATCAGCACTCAGTTATCAGAATATGTTAAATATGCTGCCATACAGTCTTATTACCTGATGGTTTCCAATTTAACCAGTTCTCCACTGACTGGTATTAGTGTAAGCAGTATCAACGGCGTTGCTGGAGAAGTCACAGTGGCATCTGGTACCTACCTGCAAGGTCAAAGTTTAAAACTCACCGGAGTGGTGGGAGGTACAGGATCTGGATTAGTATCTGGAACTACTTATTATGTGCTGGCCGCCGTTACTGGTACCAGTATTCAGCTCACAAATAGTTACTCTAATGCCATCAACGGTGTTGCTGGGCTGACCACAGTAGCGGGCACTGTAACAGGGGCAACATTTGAAACTCGCACCGGGGCCCCTGTTACAGAAAAAGTCACCATCGCCAACACCATTCCAGGTGATGACGTCACCAAGGTCTTTACTCCGACTTACACTACATCTTACACTGTGACTGGTTTGACCTGGTTAACCAACGATTTTATACAAGTAGATATCAATGGTACAGTGAAAACCCCCGGGGTACATTACAGTTTCAATGGTAATTTTAGTCAAATCACTTTTGTGACTGCGCCAACCAGTAGTGAAACTGTGACCATTAAGATTCTGCCACGTAAAATCTTTTACAGTTTATGTAAAGATTTTCCCATGGCGGTGGGAAGTACTCCCCAACAGTTTATATCTTATTGGGGTGATGGTGAACTGATTCGGCGTGCTTATGCCAGAACTTCTGGGTGGTTCAATAGCGACGGTTGCAAGACTTTTGCCAATGTGCTGGGCCAAGCACAAGGATACGCCAGTCAAACTGGGTCAGTGCTCAAAAGTGCCAGCGTGGGGGACTTTGGTACTGGTGGACCAGCTGCTGGTGCAACCGGCGGACTCACCAAAATAGCTGGCAATAGCAGCACAGATCTAGCCACCGTGGGCGTTGGTTTCAATAAAGCCAGCGCATTGATAAATCTTCAAAGTCCCTATGCGAGTTTCAGTGCCTGCCAAGTTCTCAACGAGCTGATTAAAAACAACGCAGAAAAAGTGGGCAATTTACATGTGATTGTTTTGGGAAAAACTTTTACAGATCCAGCCACTCAGAAAGTTCAGACGATTGACGGAGCTTTTGTTGCTGACCAAATAAAGCAAGCTCAAACCAACAAAATCATGCTCAAGGACACGATCACCGACAAAGCCATTCGTGACTTGATTGACAGATCAGCGGATTCTGCTGATATTGCTAGTATCCAACAGTTTTTGAAAGTCACAGCCACTGGCGTTACAAAATTTTCCCAGTTACTGGATCCTGCGACCACAGTGGGTGCCACGGCACTGAATCTGATACAGACCACTACTACTGAAACTGACGCCATACTGGGCTTGGCAAAAAATCTAGCAAAATTTGTCAAAGTTAACGCTGGTGCTGATGCTCGAACACTGGGTTCCGGTATGCAACAGATGCAAAACATCCCAGGGTCAGATCTCAACGCACTCACTAAACCCACAACAGAAGCTCAGATGAATACTCTGTTGACCACATTGGGTACTGGCAGTGGAGCTCATGGCCGCCTCAAAGCCGAGGATTGCCTGGGTCAAACCAATTATAATCTCACCATGGCAGAAGCTGTGAATGTTTTGAAAAAATTTCATACTGGAACAGTTGCAGTGGGTGACATGGCCACCATAGTTTCTGAATTCAATACCATCAGAGAAAAAATCCAGTCTGGCACAACCACCGACTGGGACGTATCTCTGGTCACAGCAAAAACCAATACCGAAACTTTAGCCTTGCAACTGGCTATTCAATGTACTATACTAAAATTGTCCGACAAAATAAAGTTGTACAATCGAGTAGCAGAAACTCATAATATGAGCTATTGGTTGAATGCCAATGTTCCCTATTATGTACAGGGTGGTGGTGTGAACACAGTGATAGCATTTGTTACTAATTTGCCCAACTACGGAAAAAACACTGATGATTTTTCAGCTCAACAACTAATCGAAGACTGTGCAGATAGTTCAGTAACTGGTCAGGCTATTGTGGCTGCAATGCGTGAAGGCAAAAACGTTCAGGCATTGGAACTTGGTGGTGTAGGTTCCGACACTGGATCTGAATCTGCTCGTGCAGTCCCAGTACCTGAGACCGGTGTGGGATTGGTGGGTGGTGGCGCATGGCCTGCACCCAGCGATCCATATGCATCGTTGCCCAGGAGTTCTACTGGATTTTGACAATACTTGGCAACTATTGTTAGTATTAACATCCCCTGGGGAAGTTTAATGATATTTAAATTTTGGCTTAACAGTTGGTTATTGATGTTTATGGCACTGGTTATTGTGGCCTATACACATACAGTTAGCGCAAATTCATTGATACCTAAAGAAACTGTGGAAGATTTATTAGAAAAATACGACGTTGCAGATTTTAAGACCATCAATAGTGTGGATTATCGACAACTAAGATGCATGAGCACAGCCATATGGTATGAAAGTGGTCATGAACCCAGAATGGGGAAAATTGCTGTAGCTCGTGTGATTCAAAACCGGACAAAAAAGGGATTTGGAGACACTCCCTGTGATGTGATCAATCAAAAATCTCAAGGTGTTTGTCAGTTTAGCTGGGCATGTTCCAATTACCATCACATATCCACTGCTGAATGTCGTGAATGTTGGCAGATTGCCACACAGGTATTGGCTCAAAATCAATACTCGCAGTACATGAAGCACGCTTTGTTTTTTCATGCTACCTATGTGACCCCTGGATGGAGCGGTGTAGTGCCCATCGCAGTGGTGGGAAATCACAAATTCTATCGTAAATTTTGACAATTGCTAAATAAATTTAGTAACATAAAGAGAACTAAGATGCCCAATTACAGAAATTTTGAGGTTAGCTACACAATCCCCGGACAGATTATGCAAAAAATCGTGGTTCAAGCCAGTGATGTAAATGCTGCTCGAAATATCGTTCGTGGAATGTTTGGTCCCAGAGTTATTATTGGATATATACAAGAAGTTAAATAAAATGAGCCGGGTTCCCATAGTGGCGATTGGAACGGTTTTGTAAACCGTCGGCGAAAGCCCACGTGGGTTCGAGTCCCACACCCGGATCCAATTCTTTAGTCGGTAACATGACCAATTATAAATTTAGTATCATAACCCCTACACATATTCGTAATAGTTTTTTAAATGAGTTGTACCAGAGTTTACAGGATCAAATTTATCAAAATTGGGAATGGGTCCTGTATCTTAATTCCGGCGCAACACCACAGCAAGTCCCAGATCTAATTCACAAAGATCCTCGTGTTAGAATTATCCAAGGAATTGACTATCCTAATGCCAACGTGGGCTTTATGAAAAAGCAAGCATTCGCTCAAGGAACTGGCGAAATACTTGTAGAAGTGGATCACGATGATCTGTTGACGCCAGATTGCTTGAGTGAGCTAAATCTAGCGTTTCAGGATCAGAGCGTGGGATTTGCATACAGCAACGACGCCATGTACCACATGCAGGACAAGTTTGTTCCCTACAATAAAAATTATGGGTGGGACTATTCTTATTTTAACTGGCAAGGTCGAGATCTGGTAACCATGCACAGTTTTCCTCCCAGCAGTCAGAGTCTGAGTTTTATTTGGTATGCACCTGATCATGTGAGAGCCTGGCGGCGCAGTGTTTATGAAGAAGTGGGCGGCCACAACCCTGGATTGTCAGTGTGTGACGATCATGAGCTGATGATCAAAACCTATTTGGTTACTGAATTTGCTCACATACCAAAATGTTTGTACATTTACCGTATCACCGGCGAGAATACCTGGATTGAACGCAACGAATTAATTCAGACCAAAACACGTGAACTGTTTGATCAGTATGCATGGCAGCTGGCGCTCAGGGACGCAAAAAAACAAGGACTAATGGCGGTGGATTTGGGCGGAGGCATTGATGCCAAACCAGGTTGTGTTACTATTGATCTCTGTGATGCTGATATCATTGCCGATCTAAATCAGGGTATTCCTTTGCCAGATAATTCTGTGGGCGTGATCAATGCCAGTCACTTACTGGAACATCTGCGTGATCCGTTGCATATCATGAAGGAAATTCATCGGGTATTAGTGGATGGCGGATGGGCCTTCATTGAAGTGCCCAGCACAGACGGGCGTGGTGCTTGGCAAGATCCCACTCATGTGAGTTACTGGAATGAAAACAGTTTCTGGTATTATACCCGGCAGGACAAGGCTCGATACATCCGGAATACCGAAATACGTTTTCAGGAGTTCAAGCTGGAAACTCGTTGGTGGGACAATCAAATAGCAGTAGTGAATGCTTGGTTAGTGGCATTGAAACAGCCACGCTATCGTCCACATAGTGTAAATATCTAACAAGGAAATTATATGATAGTCACAAATGATCAAGTCCAAGCAGTGGGTCCAGTTGTTGCAACAAGAAATCAAGTAACCAATGTTTTTGCCTTGAACCCATCATATCGCAAAAAGATTTTTGTTGTGGACAATTTCTATCAGAATCCGGACGCGGTTCGTGAAACAGCCCTACAAGCTCGATATATTGAAGACAATCGTTGGTACAAGGGCAAGCGTAGTGAGCTAACCTATCGTGATCAGTCCATTAAGTCTGCTTTTGAATCTATTATTGGCCAATCCATTACTAAATGGGATGAGTATGAAACCAATGGAAAATTTCAGTACTGTACGCCTGAAGATCTTTTGGTTTATCATTGTGATCTTCAGGTGTGGGCAGCAATGATATATCTGACACCCAATGCTCCTTATGATACTGGGACCAGCTTCTATGCTCATCGCGAAACTGGCATAAGATCCAGTCAGGATCCTGACCATGGCCGCGCCTTTTCTGGTGGTTTTTATGACAAAACTCGTTTTGATTTAGTAGACACTGTGGGTAATATTTACAATCGTTTGGTAATTTTTGACAGTCATAGCATTCACGCTGCTGCTGGGTATTTTGGAACTCAGCTGCATAACAGTCGGTTGTTCCAGATCTTCTTTTTTGACTAAAAGAATAACAACTTTATCGGTATAGTAATTGGTAAAACAACAATTTGAAATATGAAAGACACTATGAAAAAAGATTTTCTCAATCAAAATATTGAAATTGGTGACTTTGTTGCTGTTGTGGAATATGGTAAAAATTTCTCACTGGCCTCTGTGATTGCATTTACGCCCAAAAAAGTTCGTGTAAAAATATACAAAGGTGCTTGGGAAGAACTCAAAAATCCACATCAGCTGCTCAAACTGACACCTGAGCAAGTGAGTTGGTTTTTGCTATCAAAATAACCTTTGACAACGGCTGACTGACTCTGTGTAGTATCATTGTGAATGAGGGCACCATTGGATTCTTACGATCATAAATTCACGTTGATCAATTCAATTTCTTCTCAAACCGAAGAAATGCAATTGGCCGCAGTTAAAAGTGATCCTGCTAATATTTGTTACACTAAAAATCCCAGTGAACGAGTACAGCTAGCGGCAGTACGTCGAAATCAATACTGTATATACAGTATTGATTTTCCCACTGAAAAGGTTCAATTGGTTTCAGTCAAACGAGACCCCCATTTGATTCGGGCCATCGTTGAACCGTCAGAGCGAGTACAATTGGCCGCAGTAAAAAGAGACGGTACTACAATCCAGCACATTGTTGATCCCAGTGAAAAAGTGCAAATTGCAGCAGTAAAACAAAATCCAACCGCAATTCAGCACATCAAAAACCCCTGTGTGTTTGTGAGACTGATAGGAAAATATGAATAACCAGTTGACAGAACCCACACAATCCAAAGTTGTAGATGATTTTTTGGGACAACCATTATCTCCCAGCGACTATGTTTTAGTCCCCAACAGCTTCGGCAATGGACGCAGCCTCACAGTGGCGCAAATACTGCATTTCAGCCCCAAAATGATTCGAGTCAAATCTGCTAAAGGAACGCACGGCAGAGAAATGTCAGTATACGCTTGCGATGTTGTGCGAATCACTGATGAGCAGCTAGTTTGGTATAGATTAAAGAAAGGCTGAGCATGATATGACATTGACTGATGCTTACGCTAAATTCTGTAACACTGATTTAAATGACTGCGATGAACAAGTACAGATTCTGATAGTGTCTGATTTTGCAAATTTTATTGATCAGATTAATAACCCCAGCGAAGCAGTTCAATTGGCTGCAATTACTCGATGTGCTTCGTCTATCCTACTGATCAAAAACCCAACACGCCAGGCTAGGTTACTCGCAGTTAGTAAAGAACCAGGTTTACTCACTCATATATTCAATCCCAGTAAAGATGAATATCGTGAGGCAATTAAGACGAATCCTTGTGTGATTTCAATAGTTCCAGATCATCTATTAGATGATGAACTAAAAATGATGGCAATTCGGGCATACCCTGCGGTAATTTACTATATTAAAGACCCCAGCGAAGAGTTGCAAATAACCGCAATGCAGATGGATCCTAATGTGTTGCATATGATTAAAAATCCATGTTTGTTTACACTTCTGATGGGTCGCAGAAGTTGAATAGTATGAAGGATTTTCTGAAGCAGCCACTGGAAATTGGAGACCATGTGATTTTGTTGAAATCCCATTGCTGCACCTTTCAAGTGGGTGAAATTATAGCATTTACTGACAAGAATGTTCGCATCAAAATTTCCAAATCCCGCAGAGACTCTGTGGTACAACCCCCAAATCGCGTGGTAAAGATTTTGTCTGAGCAAATGGTTTGGTATAAGCTCGCAAGCGGTGAATAGTGGTTGACAACTGACTTGCCTTTTGCTACACTTAAAATATGAAGCGTTGGAAAGTCAATATTATCGAAAGTGAACGTGGTTGGGGTCAGCGTGTAGACGAGACCAAAGTATTTGACACCAAAGAGCAAGCTGACTCGTTTGTTGCTGAGTTCAATGCACAGAACAACAAACCCACTGTGCCAGACTGGTATATGTACGCTGACACTCCTGAGAAAATCTAAGGACACTCCGTGTTTCATGATGAAATTCTAAAACTTCTGGAAAACCCAGTAACGAACCAACTTAAAATAACCAAGTTGGTGCCTTGTGAAATTGACCTGCATCCTGCGTTTAAAACGGAATGGAGGCATATCCCTGACCAATGGGCTTGTGTAAGGTTGAGCCAGTTATGGCCAACGAACCAATGGCGAGTGAGTGTATGGGGTGCAGATGACACTGGGTGGGAACGAGACTTTGACCCCACTCAGCTAGAGGACGCTTGGTCTTTGTTTAATCGCATTGTGCGCATCGTCGATTATGCTGAATTCCGACAAAAATTTGGCATGATCCACGCTTGATTTCTAAATCAAATGAGAGATTTTTTAAATCAGGAATTGTCAACGGGAGATCCAGTTGTTGTGATGAGTGATCAACCATTTATTGGAATTGTAGCTTTACTTCACGTTAAACATGCTCGAATTCAACAGAGCTCGTCTGACAGATTTACTGTTTATCCCGTTGGCAAGTTGATAAAAATCCAACCTGAACAGCTGACTTGGTATACTATGACCGGCCAGTAAAACGCTGTTGGTTGACATTTGGTATATCAATTGCTACACTACTGATATGAGCTATCGTGTGTTAGGTCGCACTGAAGACATTTTGAAAGGATACGGTCCCCGCAAAGGTCTGGAAGGGCCGTTTGTGTTTGGCAACGGACGTATTGTGTACTATGACACTGTTGCGGGCCAATACTGGGACCCCACCACTGATTTTTATTTGGAAGCCGATGAAGTTCAATTGCTGCACAATCAGCTGCTGGAGATGATGTGATAATTTACTGCGTTGGGTGCAAAAACTCCAATGAACAACCACTTGGTCGGTGGCATTATCTTGATAGATACTATGGTATCAACGGTTATGTCTGCTCTAAATGTTGGGGAATGGTGCGTCATACTTCAGCTGGAGTACCTGTGAAGCCTGAAAAGTTTACCTTTTTCATGCTCAAGTACATGGAATCATAACATGCGAACCTGCGACGGATGTAAAACCACTAAAGAAAAAACACCCGGCCAGTGGTGGGAACTCAACAATTATCATGGGATTAGGGGATTTCTCTGCCCTTCCTGTGTCGACATGGTGTCACATGATGCATACGGAAAACCCCGCAACCCAGCAGCATACACATTTCTCCTATTGAAACAAGGCGCCACTAAATGACCAAAACTGGCAGGTTTGAACACGATGTTCGCTGTGGTTTCTATCGCTGGGAACGAACACACTATCGTTTGGCCAAAAACCGAACCTTTGATCAGGACTTTGAAGCCTGGCTGACTGAGCAAGGAGTCCCTGCACACTATGTCACAAACGTTGTGCAAGCTGCTGCTGAGCTGGGTCGTGTGGAAGATGAGGAAGAACGGCTGAACATCGCATACACATTGGCCAAAATCTTCCGCCCTTAGGCAGTGGTTGACCCAAACAAAGTTATCTGCTACACTAGTTGAGTAAGGGTAAACACATGCCAAAACTATCCAAATCGCAGCGAGAACAGCAGTGGGCCGAACAACGTCAGCGGCAAGAGCAAGCTCGCTGGGCTGAATTTGTGCCCAGCTATCAAAAACGGTTGCTAAACTTGGTGTTTGAATACAGTTCCAGACCCGAATTGGTTGCAAAACGTGATCAAAATTCAGAGGCTTTTGTGCTGTCCTACCCCAGAAACATGAGCCCCAAACGGTTCCCAATGGAACTGGTTGAGTATGCTCCGGATCTGATATCCCACATGGAAGATGCCGAATGGGAACTTCAGCAGTTGATGGAAGCAGAGCGTGAATCCAACCGGCTGTATCTGTTGCGCCAAAAAGCATTGAGCAAATTGAGTGCAGAGGAACGCCAAGCCCTCAACCTGTAAACTGTTGAAAACTTGGTTAACACTGATGGAGGATCAATCCTAATGGTTTATTTGGTTTTTTACGAGGTAGCAACAGACTGCTGGAACTGCGGCAGTCAGGAAACACACGAGAAACTACAAGGTGTATACTCTGATAGAACCATAGCAGAACAGGTGGCGAAGCCGTTGTTTTTGGGCACTGTGCGTGAGCAAGAAGTTCAAGCCACTGAATTTGATGAATGATCAAGCCAATCTATTACAATTCCAGCTTGAATCGTGTGTGTAATGCACAAACGGACTATGAAATTGACAGCTTGGTCCTCATTTGTTGGATTTAACCTGTTGAAAACAAACAAGTTAAAATTTTAGATATTTGGTTGACCTCATCCCTGAACATTTGCTATCATAAAAGAGTAATGGAACAGTACACCGAAGACATCATCCGCCACAAACTTGCTACTGACGAGCGTTGGGTGCGTCGTGCGTTGATTCGTTTGTATCAGCGCCAAACGCAGGACGAGCAGGTGAGCAAGCAGACTCGCAATCACAACCAGAAAGGTTTCCAGCCCGGCGATGCACTTTGGTTCAGCCGCTTGGCGGAGTTCGCAATCCGGTTCCCCAACAAGACTTTGAGTGAAAAGCAGCTCAAGCTGGTTTGGAAGCCCTGGCGGGGACAACCTTCGATCTGTAAGTATTCGGGACAGATACTGCGCATTATGCAGGAGGACGCTGCTCGCAAGCAGGTTCAACAGCCCGCAGCACAGCCGGTGCAGAAGGTTGCGCAATCCACTCGGCAGTTTGCTGATTGCGAACGCTGCGGAGAAGAATTGCCCACTTGCCGTTGTGCTAGCAAGGTTGCTCATGCTGAACAGGAGCAGGAGCAGGAAGCCTGTGCATTTATGCACGAATTGTATCGGTAGAAGCAACAGTTAAGACTATGATCATTGATGACCATTACATCTTAACCAAACCAGGTTTGCATACTGGCAGAATTTGGTTTTGGGCGCTGTTGTACGAACGAGCGTACTACGCCAACTATTGTGTCAAAAAAGTTTGGGGAGTGGTAGATGGTACTGTGTGTGAATCATCTGTATTCTACACTCGCTTCATTAACTTAAATAAAGAAGTTAGAACCAAGTGTCGTACAAAAGGTTACGTTCGCCCCACTGATGCAGAGTTACTGCAAATTCACACACATTTGGAAAAGCATCTGATGTGGCAGGCACTTGCTGATGGAACCAAAGTATCCTTATAGGGTTGATTTAGGCCGTTCCGCCAATGGGCATGATTTGTTTCGAATGAGCTATTGGTGCGAGCAACACTGCAAACATGGGTACCAGTTGATGTATCAGCATCGTCTAATCAGATTCAAACACGCTGAAGATGCAACAATGTTCGTACTAAAATGGTTGTAAACATACAGATAACAATAAACAATGAGGATAGAACATGGAACGTTATATATCTTTGGACGAAACCACTACGCTTTGCAATACGGTGTTCATGTTTGCTAGACCTCTGTTGTCTGTAGAGTGGTTGGGGACGCCAATCCCGCGAACCACAAATATATTTATGTCAGTTGACAAATTCTTTCACGTTTGCTATAATTAAAATATGAAGAACGCTCCGTGGAAAGTTATTGTTGAATTAGAATCTACTTCTTCTCGTTTACAAAAAGAAGAAATTCTAAAAAGAGAAGCAGAAAACAATAATGATGAATTGTTTAAAGGATGTGCCTTAGCTCTTAATAATTTTATTACGTTTGGGGTTAAAGACGTACCACAAAAACTTACCAACAGCGGCACAGGTTTGAGTTGGACAGCGTTCAACACTGTGGCTCAGCAGCTGATCAGCCGGCAGCTCACTGGCAATGCAGCTCGCACTGCGATTGATGCGCTGATGTCACAAGCTACACAGGAGCAGTGGAATGGATGGCTGCGGCGTATTTTGATCAAAGATTTGCGCTGTGGCGTTACTGAAACTACAATTAATAAAGTTGTTAAGACTATCAATTCAAAGTTTTTGATTGAAGTGTTTACTTGTCAGTTGGCGCACGACAGCAACAACCATCAGAGCAAGATTGCGGGCCGGAAGCAATTGGAAGATAAGCTGGATGGCGTCAGGGTAATCACCATTGTGTACCCAGACGGGCGTGTGAACATGTTTACTCGCAACGGCAAGGAACTCACCAACTTCCCACACATTGTGAAGCAGATGCAGAGCATGGCCCGCCACATGGAGCATGCCTGGGTGTTTGATGGTGAAGTAATGAGCTCCAGCTTCCAGGATCTGATGAAGCAGGTGCACCGCAAGAGCAATGTGCAGAGCAGTGATGCAGTGCTTTACTTGTTTGACAACCTCAGCTTGGAAGAGTTCCGTGCGGGTTTTTCGCCTGTGCCGCAGCAGGTGCGTTCGCAGGTGCTAACCACATGGTATGCTGAGTTTGAACAGATGCTGCCCAACGTGCGGATTTTGCAGAGTGAAGTTGTAGACTTGGACACAGCAGAAGGTCAAGCACGGTTCCAGGCCATTAACGCTCAAGCTATTGCAAACGGTAGGGAAGGTATTATGTTAAAGGATCCTGCAGCTGGATACGAGTGCAAACGCAGCACTGCTTGGCTCAAACTCAAGCCTTTTATTGAAGTCAGCCTCACAGTGGTTGATGTTGAGGAAGGTACTGGCAAGAACCAGGGTCGTTTAGGTGCGCTGATTTGTGAGGGAGTGGATGACGGCAAGTCCATTCGAGTTAATGTTGGCTCGGGTTTCTCCGATGCTGATCGTGATCAGATCTGGCAAGCACGAACCACAGTAGTGGGGCAGGTTGCTGAAGTGCGTGCTGATGCAGTAACGCAGAATCAGGACGGCAGCTACAGCATGCGATTCCCTCGTTTTGAACGTTGGCGTGGATTTGAAATTGGAGAAAAAATCTAATGAAGAAGCTGATGGTTGTGTTGTTGATGTGTGCTGCACTGGGGGCTCAAACGCCCCCAGCAACAGAAGAGATGGTCACAGTACCACGCAAGTACGTGAGTTCCGAAGGCCTCAATCAAGCCAAATCGTCAAGTGCCATTAGCCCTTATTTGGGCATGGGCAGAGAGATTGGTGAGGCAGTAAAGGGTGGCTTGGAAAGCGTGGTCGATGTCAGCAATCGTTTTGCTGATACACCAGTGGGCAAGTTCACACTGTTTATGGTTGCTTGGAAGGTGATTGGGCGTGACTTGCTGGGTGTGGTGCTGGGGTTGCCCTTGTACATTTTGGGTATATGTTTGTGGGTTTCGTTCATGCGGCGTATGTTTTTCGAACGCTGGGTCACTGTGCGCAACGAGGAAGGCAAGAAGGTACAAAAACTCATGCAGCCAATGGATTTTCGCAGTGGCGATGCCAAAGTAGGCACAGCGATTCTCATGGTGGTGATTCTGGCAGCGTGGAACGTCGGTCTACTTAATATAATTTTCTAAGAAAGGAAAAAATAATGGACAATTTCTTAATCGTAAGTTATTTTGTTTTGGCTGTGTGTTTGGGCTATGGATTCTATCGTTTGATCACCAAAAACAACAAGCAAAACAACATCAACAATATCAGTCTTTTCAACAAGAGGTAAACATGGAAAATGCCAAATTCAAATTGGTGGGCCTAATGTTGCTTATGGTGCTCACTGATATTTGGATCTATAACGAAGGGGTTTGTTGGCTGCTTAATCAACCCAACAACTTTGCAATTGCACTGGGATTGGTCTCGCTTTATGCGATGGCTTGGATTTCATACAAAATTACAACTAAGGTGATTGAAAAATGGTAAAACTCAAATTGATGATTGTTTGTTTGCTGCTGATTGTGGCCTC